CAACCACCCCAACAACATAGAGAGCAACCACCCCAACAACATAGAGAGCAACAACATAGAGATCAACCACCCCAACAACATAGAGAGCAACCACCCCAACAACATAGAGAGCAACCACCCCAACAACATAGAGAGCAACAACATAGAGAGCAACCACCCCCAGAATCTTTTAATACAGTCACCAAACCGAAACAAAAAATCGTGTTAGCGGATCTTGTAAAACAAAGAAGTGAAGTTAAAATAACATCTCCTTCTGTCGGAAGAGGAGGTGGTATATAATTTACAAATGATTATTATTAACTTTTTAATAATAATAATCAGAATCATGCCTGGAAAAAAGAAAGGAAATATTAAGAAGAAGAAACAACTCGAAGGTTCAAAAAGCCGAGAACTTGAATTAAAAGAATCTATGGAAGAATACGCAAAGGTAGTGTCTTTGCTAGGAGATAGAAAAATAACCGTTAAATTAGACAATGGAACTGAACTACTTGGTTGTATCCCAGGCAAAATGAAACGAAAATGTTGGATAGCCGTAGATGACGTTGTTATTGTGGGTATTCGTGAATATCAAGAAGCTAAGGTTGATATTTTACATAAATACAATGAAGACGAAGTTAAAAAGCTGATTCAATATGGCGAAATCCCTGAAATATTTGGAAAGTCGGCGTCGTTGATGGATGATAACATTCCAGACGATGGTATTGATTTCCAAGAAAATGTTGAAGAAATCAATTTTGATGACATCTAAAAATAGAATTCTTATATAAAAAGGTCATATGACGCATTTGAAAAACATTATATAAGAACACCCATATCTGACAATAATATTGTTGACCTGTTGGAATACAATATGTTTAGTGCGCGAATCTCAAGTAGTTAACTTTAACAAATTATGTCCATTGCTGTGGGTTAGCGGGATTTTGATCTATTTGACTATATATATACCACCCTGTAAATAAAAATTTCTTCATATCTTCTTCCGAGTCAATAACCCCTCCTGTTTCTCGCTGAAAGTTGTAATTCATACAAGCTTGACCAGCAAGTCTTAATTCTTCTATTGTTAATGAATTGGTTTCAATATCAGTTGCTAGTTTTTTAAAAAAACTAGCTAATTCTTTAGTTTGTCCATCGTACTCGTTCATTATTTTATTTATTACACATGTGTGTTTAAATAAAATGAAAAATATTTAATTATTCAAGAATTTTTTATATTGCTTTTCAAAGTCTTCCAAGTCACTTAGCCATAATTGTTTTTCGCTTTTCTTTGTTAAGCGCTGAATTGTTCCTTCCAAAACTTCTATTTCTTTCTTCAAATCACTAACCTTTTCGCTTGTAAACGTTCTGACTTGTAAAGACAGCAAATAACCAAAACTGTTATCTTGCATGTCAAATTCTTCTTTTGTCAGGTGGGCATTAATTTCATCTTCCTTTTTATTCATAATCTTTATTTTATTATCAATAACGCCTTGAACAAACTTCATTTTATTACTAAGGGATTTCAGCGTTGATTTCATACTTGACAACTGATATTGTTTTCGCTTTGTGTAAAACCCGAATCTAATCTTGCAAAACGAATCAATAATTTGATCAACGGTTGAATATTTAACAATTTGTTCTTTTTCGTCAAAACATACCATGTTTGAAGTGTATAAATAGGTATGTAACTTCATATTCGAAGTATTACATAAAAGTCCATTTTCACCTTGACCAATTACGAACTTTACATCTTTCGGTGTGGAATAATTCTTTAGTGATTTAATAGCCTTTGATTGAACAAGGTCTTCGCAAAACTCTTTGAATTTGTTTGTCCACATTCCAACGGGTAGTTCAGTTACGGTTGATTTATTTTCACCTGTTTCAATAGTTCCGTGTGTAATATACCTATTTTCGGAACTCTTTTCAATCGTTCCTGTAAATCCTCTATACCACGGTTTGATCTCGTTAAACATAGAAACGACGCATTCGCCTTCATCATCGCTTTCTATTACCTTCCCGTCTAGATCAAGCCATGTTTTAATAGCTGATATAAGATCAAGCGGATTATAACAAGGTATATTTGAAGACCATCCAGTTCCGATACCCAAACATCCATTTACCAAAATCATGGGAATAATAGGAACATAATGTTCAGGTTGTACAAGGTCACCGTCATCGTTGACTTGTTTCAAAACAGGATCATCTTCTGATCTAAAAATATACTCGGTCATCATATCCATCTTTGTAAAAATATACCTTGCACTTGCTGCATCTTGCCCGCCATCTAAACGACTACCAAACTGACCGTCTCTGTAAAGAAGAGGAATGTTATTACTACCCGGAAAGTCATGAGCCATACCAATTATCGTATCTTGAAGGTTTTGTTCGCCATGATGATAATTAGAATGTTCAGCTGTATATCCACTTAATTGAGCAACTTTAAGACTCGTTCCTGAATATTTCAGATTTCGTTTTCTAACAGCATAAAGAATTTTTCGTTGTGATTCTTTCAAACCGTCTATTCCGCTTGGAATACTTCGTGCACAATCTGCATGTGAAAACTTAATCATTTCTCCATCTATGAAGTCGGTAATATTCATGCTCGTGAAGTTTTTCTGATCGTCCAATGAAAATGTATTGGTAAGGGGGGAATATTGAGACAACCAGTCTTTACGTAAATCGGCTTTGTCTCTGTGAAAAACTTTGTTCATACTGAATGTTGTTTGATCGTCTTGTGAATATTCTACCATCTTCAACCCAAAAGTATCCGGTACATCTTCAGTTTTTGTGGTACCAAGTCCTTTGTAATATTTAACATTAACCTTTCCATTCTGCTGTGACAACCAATCATTAAAACGACGTTCGTCGTAAAACAACAGATCATCTTTATTTTTACCTTTAATGAAAACACGAGCGATGGGTGTTTTCATGCTTACGACAAATGAACTCTTTCTTTCAAGTAACGAGGGAAACAATGAATGAATTAAATTCATTAACAAACCTTCGATGTGAATACCATCACAATCTGCATCTGTCATTACCATTAACTTACCATAGTTCAAAGTTTTATAATTTTCACCAACAGTATAGTCAACCCCGTGTTTTATACCAAGTGCTTTAATAATATTTGTAACAACTTTGTTAGCCGCAATTACAGTAGGTGCTGCATTTCGGGTATTTAATATTTTTCCAGTAAGCGGTAAAATACCATACCAATCGCGACCAGCTTTTCCATACACTCCTTGTTCTATTCCGGCGACAGCATACGTTTTTGCAGAAAGTCCCTCGCAAACGATAAGGGTGCACTCGTCTGATTTTTTACCACCTGCGTTATTTGCCGGGTCATAACCATCAATTTTAACGACCTTTTTTGTTTTTTCGGATTTTTTAAGAACTAGCATTTCCTTTGACCGAATAATATCTTGGATTTGTTCCATAACTGACCATTTCATAACACTGTTTAATTGTGATGATTTTACAATCGCTGGTACAGCTGGAGATTCTAATTTATTTTTATCCTGTCCGTCAAATTCTGGTCTGATTACAGTTGCGACCACAAACAACCTGAAGAATTGCTTAACATCGCTGATGTTAATTTTGGGAGACTTTTTATTTTTTGAATTAAATTTGTCAACAATGGGTCTAAATATTGCTTCTCCCCACGAATCAACGTGTTGACCTCCGAGCTTTGTAAACACTCCATTCACAAAAGAAATAGCTTCGTAATCTATACATGGTGTAAGAACGATTTCACAGTCATCTGTTTTAATGTATAGTTTTTCGTCAGTAGGGCTTGAATAAAGAGCTGAATATTTAGACAAATTATTTACCTGAATAATAGTATCATTTAAACTCACTGTTACTTTTGAAATCATTGACGCGTCAATAACATGTCGAGTGTACAATTTAATAGTATCACTTGAATACTTTTTCAATCCAAATTGGGAAAAATCAGGAGTCCATGTTACGCAAGTGTAGCCTTTCTGAAGTTTCGTTGTTTTTATGACGGGTCCTTGTGTATCTCTCATATTATTTGTCCACGTTTGAGTTAATATTTTTCCATTTACGGGATCGCACCCTTCGACAGTAAACTCTGAAGAAAAAACATTACATAGTTTACTACCCAAGCCATTTCGCCCAGCCACAATACGATCTTCTTCATCATCGTAATTAGAACCGGTTAATAGTCGTCCAAATATCAAACTATGGTTATAACAATTTTGTTCTTTGTTTAATTCAACTGGAACAATATCACCATCGTTCCATACACTTGTTTTACCCGTTTCCTTATCAATACTAACCTTAATCTTTGTGCATGGAATATTTTCCTTTTTACTTCGCTCTACATTGTCAGTAGCATTTGAAAGAACTTCAATAAATATTCTTAAAATAGCAGGGCATGTGTTTATGATCTGGCGAGATATTTCAAATTTGTCATTCGCTACATAATGTGATTCTTTTCTGAAACGAGTTGACCCACAGTACATGTCCGGTCGCTTTAAAATATGACTTATTGGATCGAGTTGTTGATATTGTTTTGATTTTGACATGATTCTTTGTATTTATGTTGAAATATTAGGATAAATAACATTTTTATATTATATAAAAATGTCGTTAGAAATAGTTATAGATTCTAATTTTATATTCGGGTTTTTATGTGCAATTGCAGTTATGTATACTCATATTGCTTACAAACAAAATAAAAGTAAAGGTGATAATTACGCAATGCTAAAAATCGTCACGTCACCAAACGAAGATGAGTTAACTACTGAAATATTTAATAATGTCTTATCAACATTATTAGAAGAAATATATAAAACGTTGAACTATGAACCTATATCTAGTCTAGACTCCAATATTATATTACGAAAACACGTTAGAAGAATTAAAATAACAATATCGATTAGTGGTAAAGATAACAATCATTGTAAAACTAAAATGTCTGCTGTTAATATTTGTATTAGTTCGAGTCCTTTTATTTCTATATTAGACAGGGTTAGTATAGTGGCGTCGGATTATATTTACACAATTGGTAAATCCAAGACGTTTATAATTGAAACGACATTATTAAAGCAAGGAGTTGAGGAATTTTAACATGTGAAATAATTAATTTGCTTAATTTTAGATATTATTATAATTTACCGCTTTCTCGTAGCTTTTCTATAAGGTAGTTTTCAATGTTTTCAATTTTAACATTGTAAGGAACTTCTATCAGTGTCAGACCTTTGTCCTTACATATTCGTGTTTTCATTTCGTCTCTATATTTCTGGGTGTAAAATTGGTCTTTGTTTTTATGAAAATATGGACTGAACTTATAGTGCTGAACTCCATTGTATTCAACCGCTATTTGTAATTCTTCATTATAACAATCAAGTTCTAAGTTATTACCCCCGGTGACCGGGTTACTTAAAAATGAAGGCCTTGCTTTATCAAATGGTTTGTTAAATAGTTTTTCAAGAACTCTTTTACATTCGGCCTCTCCTTTGCTTACATTTTTAGACTCAGGTGAACTTTTGTTTTTAGATACTTGTGCTGTTGTGATCGGCAACAACTCGTAATATTTCTTTTTGGTCCATGTCCCGCCTTCTTTTGATTTACCAGTGATTAATCTATATAAAACAAAACCGACCAGAAATACCAACGACGTGCCTGTTAACAACTCAAACGCGCTGTATTTTGTTTTTTTTGAAATTTTATTAAACATGTAATTAACTAGCATTTTATAAATTACGAATATTTTATAAAATAACTTTACCTTTTTGATTTCCTAACACCCATATCTGTTACATCACTTCGTTGTTTAGATGCGACAGTCTCGGTTTTACTTTTTTTAGGAGGATTTCTAAGTAATTTGATAAGTTGCGCTTTTTTAAGTTTCCAAAAATTATCAACCTTTTTGTTTAATCCTAAAAGACGACCTTTTTCCCTTAATTGAATCATTGTTTGCTGTTCGTAAGCTACCATTTTTATTATATACACAACTTTAATTTAAAATATAGATATATAATTCCACCCTAATTGTTCAAATAGAGTTTTCATTATATCATCGTGGAAAAACTTTCGATCTATTGTTTTAATGTTTGTAAAATCTTCTTTTTCACATGGATAACCGTGCTTACTTAGTAACTGAAACAAAACGTATTGTGTATTTATAAAGTTTTTCCTGTTAATGTCCGCAAAAGTTTTATCGTATTGTTCTACTAGAACATCAAAATCATTAAGAATCTGTGGAATAATATGTGAAATATCATTAAGTTTATTACCTGTTATTTCTGAAAATATCAAGTTAATATTTTCATAGTGGTTTGAATACCCAAGTTCCTTTAAAAAAACAAGAATTGTTTTTTTGGTGATTTTAGAATATCTTATTTCACGCTGGGTAGTTTCGTTTCCCACTAATAGATTATGAAATTTAAACTTTTTATCTAGCAGTTTGTATAAATTTTCAGGGATTATTACTGATTGTTTGCCTTGATATTGCATAATAGATTCTCTAAAATGAGTCTTTCTATCATATAAATATCTGGAAGAAATATTGACTCTGCTTGTATCATTGTATGAAATTGATAGATTTTGAATATTTTGTTCTACGAAACACGATTTGCAAATATATGTTTGTTCTTCGTTGTTTTCCTTGATTATTTGATTTGAACAATTACTACATGTTAAACCATCTTCTTTATTATTTGTTTCAACAAAAGTATATTTTGACGCAATTTCAGTAAATTTTTTAATTAAACTTGCTTGTTCGTCGGTATCGTCATTTATTACTTTACCCATAAAATTTAGCTGTTTGGGTATTTTTAAAAAAATCTTATATTTTTCTATAATATCGATCGTATCTGCTATGTAAAAACCCATAATGTTTTCGTGTTCCGATAATAGTTTGTTTATTTTTTCTAATTCACAATTTAGTATACTAACATAGTCGGGTAAAAGTGTATTTGTACTAATCTCATCTTGTATTTTTTTTTTTATTTGTAAATACTCCTTGACTTTCTCTTCGTCTAATATTTCAGATCTGATTTTTTCGTCTATTTTTAATATATCTATTGTTTCGGTATTCATTATTTATTGTTACAAATTTTGTCGCTTAAAATAGAAAAATATTATTATTTAAAAAAAATTCTTCTCTTATAATAAACAATGTCCTCTTATCAATCCAATGTTACATCGGCTTTCGTCGATCTTGCCACTTATGATGCCCTTGAGGGATACCTTTACGGAGGAGATGCCGCTGTTACCTACTTCGTTAGACAACACAGAAAGTCTACCTGGTTTTCCCAGGTCCCCGTTGTTCTTTCCAACGCCAGTGGAACTGCTGATTTTGGAAACCAATGGTCTGTAACCGTGTCGCGCGCTGGAGATTACCTTCTTCAAACTTGGCTCGAGGTCACTACCCCCAAGCTAACCCCCTTAAATGACTTCAAGAATTTCTGGGTTAAGAATTTGATGCATAATCTTGTCGAGGAGTGCACCATCACTTTCAATGATCTTGTTGCTGCTAGGTTTGAATCTACTCAGCTTGATTTCTGGAGCGCCTTTACCGTTCCTGCCGGTAAAAAGGCTGGATACAGGGCTATGACCGGATACGGTGTTGAGACTCTCTCCGCAAATGGCCGTGACAACGTCTTCCTTCACGGTCTTTCTGCGGACGTCCAATCCCATACGCTCACCCTCCCTCTTCCTTTCTTCTACAGTAGGGAGTCCGGAGTTGCCCTTCCAACGGCTGCTCTTCCTTACAACGACATGCGTATTAACTTCCGATTCCGTCCTGTATCCGCCCTCCTTACCGCCTTTACCGGCGCTACACCGTACAAAGAAGCAGCCGCGTCACCGGGTACGGGTCTGACCAACACGTATTCAGGCGCGACCGCCCTTACGAACGTTCGTGTCTGGGCTAACTACGGTGTTGTTTCCAATGACGAGAGACAGCTTATGGGATCCGCCACCCGTGACATTGCAATTGAGCAGATGCAGGCCGCTCCTATTACCAAATACACCGTTGGCGCCAATCAACGTTTCGATCTTCGTTTCTCCCACGGTATCAAGGCCCTTATGTTTGCTCTTCGCAACCGTGGCCAGGACATACTGACAGGGTACACCACTACAGCTATCACTGCCCAGGGTGTTGGAGGTGACATCTTCTCTTGTTACGATGTTAAGGATTCCGGCGCCGAGGGTGGAGGTACTTTCTCCAGGACTTCTCCCATCAAAGATGTCACCCTTCTTTACGAGAACACCACCCGTCTTGGCTCCGTCCCTTCCAATTACTTTACACAGGTTAATCCTTACTACCATGCCGAGTCTATTCCCAGCGACGAGGCCGGTATCCACATGTACTCCTATGCTCTTGACCTAATGAGTGTTGACCCTGTTGGTTCCACTAATTATGGTCGTCTTACCAATGTTTCCATTGTCCCTACCAACGTTGAGGGCATTGATGGTGATGACAAAAAGAAAGAATGGGAGCTTGTCGTTAACGCCGTTAGCCACAACATTGTCAGGATCAGCGGAGGCGCTCTTGGATTCCCTATCCTTTAAACACTTTACAATTCTTCATCATTGTTGTTTAAATTTTGGTCAAATTTAAAAACGAAAATTAAGTTGGAAAAACAAATAAAAAATCAGAATGTCACTGATCTTTCTCTCATCTGAACAGATTGAATATTTAATTGATTTTATTAAACCTCAACAAGGAATTCCTGTAAAAACTGCTAATTCATTAGTTGAATTGAATAAAAATAGTTTTAGACAACAATTGACCGGACAGCAAATTTACCCAGAGTTACTTCCGAAACTTAAAGCAACATTATTCAAAACATGGCAAGATTCATTAATTCAACCAGGTGAAAGCGTAGGAGTTATTTGCGCACAATCTATTGGGGAAAAAAACACACAAACAGCATTGAATACGTTTCATAAAGCAGGACAAAGTGAAAAAACAATGACAGAAGGGGTCCCTCGTTTTCAGGAATTGTTAAACGCAACGAAAAATCCGAAAGTAGTAAATCATAAAATATTCTTTAAACACGGGAGTGATTCTATTCAAGAGTTACGAAAAACGGTAAGCAATACGTTAGCAGGGTGTACTATAAAAGATCTTTCAGTGTCAGTTGATATTATGATGGATAAAAAAAGGGAAGAATGGTATGGAATGTTTGAAAAACTTTTTAACAAAGATTTAGGGGAACGTAAGGATTGTATTTGTATAAAACTACATAAAAAGAAAATATACGAGTATAAGATTAGATATTCCGATATTGCAAAGATCATCGAAGATATTTACGATGATTTAATTTGTGTGTTTTCACCCTTTGGTGACGGATTGTTTTATATTTACCCAGATACACGTGATATTGAATCAAAAATCCCAGAAACAATTGCTTATATTACACCAGAAAACGCAATTGAAATATATCTGGAAGATGTTGTACAACCTAATTTAGAAGGTGTTCATATTTGCGGTATTGAAGGGATTACTGAAATATTTTATACGAAAAATAAAAACGAATGGTACATCGAAACAAATGCCGATAACAACGACCCCGATAGATCAAACAACTTTAATAAAATATTAGCACTTAAACAAGTTGACGAATTTCGAACTGTATCAAATAATATTTGGGAAATATACAGAACGTTAGGTATCGAAGCAACTAAAAATTTTCTAGTTGAAGAATTTATGAATATTATGGAAGGGATTAATATTTGTCATGCAAAACTATTGGTAGATCGTATGACATTTAATGGAAGTATTGATTCCATTAGCAGGTACACATTGAAAAGCGACGAATGTGGACCTATGGGTAAAGCATCATTTGAAGAATCCCTTGATAACTTTTTAAATGCTGCGTCTGCGGGTGAAGTAGAACCCACACGTGGAATTTCGGCGTCTATTATTTGTGGAAAACGTTCAAATACAGGAACCGGGATGATGGGATTGAAATTAGATAAAAATATATTTTAAATATTTTCTTTAAATAAATGAGCGTTATATTATTATCTATTTTATTTTTAATAGTTTTTGTTTCTCTAGGAGTGACTTTATATTATACTCTTATGCCGAACCAGAAGTTTGTTGATCAAAATTATATGTGTTCGGATAAATCGAGTTGTACAGGAAATGGAGGTGATGTAAAGTGCGATAGCAACACTAAAATAGGTGATTGTAATGACATTGAAGGATGTAAATGGCATTCTAATATTGTATCATATAAAGACGTCGACGAACCGTTTAGAAAGAAAGAAAGGTTTGCTCCGACTCCTCGTACAATGATGCCAGAGAAAGAAAGGTTTG